GTATAACATCTACACCTTCCAATGGTAATACCTGAGCCACAGGTGTCTTATAACCGAACTTGGTTCCATCATAAGAATAGAAACCATACATATATAATAACTTAAACCAAGGTGTTTTAAAAAACTCTGATTTAATTGTGTACCCATAGTTCTTAAACAATAGGTTCATCAATGCGTATATATTAAGTGCTGGTTTTAATTGATTGTCTAATATTGGGTTTTTGGGTGAGTTAATTCTATATTCAAGACCATTAACAGGTGAACCCGTAAACGCGTTATAACTTGCGTATGTACCGGCTGAGGTTGATGTATATAATCTTGTACTACCACTTGTAGCACCACTTACATTAACTGTATCACCTGAATACTCATAACCATTATGTACAACAGGGTACATCCATAAAGATGGTATAACTTCACCATTCTGTAATGTATTATAGTTCCAAGTTGATGTAACATTCCACATATTAAAATAGTGGTTAAAATGCCAATCAATGTCATCATAATCCAAGTCCTTTAATAAGTTGTTACCTATTTGTCCATATAAGTCCGCTACGGTTGAATATAAGGTCACATCGTACTCAACCTTAGAGTTTAGTACAGAAACTTTATTAAGTCTCATATAACCCTTAAAATAAACCTCATCGTTTAATAATACATCAATGTTAACTCGTCTTGTTACATCAAAGTATAATGAGTTTGTATCCACATTGTAATAGTTCTCAAAGAACGCGTTGTTCTTCTTAGAACCCGGCAGAGATAAACCAATAGAATAATCTGAGTTTCTTTTAGCAATATCTTGTATCTCGGCAAAGGATTTATTTAGTTTTATTGGAATATCTGTATATAAATCCAAGGTATCATAACTTAATACCTCAGAAAAAGTCGTTGACGATGATGGTTCAACATATAATATTAGAGTAGAACTTATTGGTATTGAATTACCACCTGTGATGACGATTGTGTCACCATCCTCAACCACAAAGTTTCTATCTAATTGTGATGTGGCATATTCAATAAATCCACCCATACCTCTTGTACTACCATCACCTTTAATTAAATTAAATTTAACATTGTAATCTGTATATAAATCAAGACTACTACCAGCGTATGGTTGTAGGTTTAATGAGTAATAAAAAGTACCTGTACCACCACTTACATTTAATGTAATACCAAATGATGTTGCGTTTGTTGCAGCATTGATTGGTGATACTTGTGTTCCACTACCTGATTGTGTCATACCCGTTGTTGATACTACTGATAATGTTGTACTACCTGTAATCTCAATCCCTGCGGGTATATTTGTTTGTACTCTGAGTACTGTCTGTTGTTGTTGTGCCATATTAGAAACCTTTACTTACAAAGTAGCCATCAGCGTACTTACAAGTTATTCTATACTTATTTAATTTTTGGTGTTTTTTAGTTATGGTCTCTACCTCGGTTGATAATACCTGTATAGGTTTTAAATCTTTATAAACCTTATCTTGTCTGTCTAATGGTGAGGTAAAGTCAGGTAACATCTCGTATACCTGTGGTGACATAAATAATTGTTCTAACCAATTACCATATGATACATTTAACCAATCACTTTCTAATACAAACTCTCTTTGTACATCTGTATCAAATGTCTTAACTGTTCTACCTACATTTCTGTCAGGTGATTGTTGTGATGTACTATAATATCTGTTGTCATAGGTCTGTCTTGTAATCTTCTTTGTATCTTGTCTGTAAGATGTAAATGTATAATAATCATATCCACCTTTCTGATTTAAGAATACAAGTCTTGTATCTTCAGGTTTACAATTATCATTGATATAGAAATAAAACAATTCAGAAGATGGTCCTATACTACCAACTTGTATTCTTTGTGTCTCATCTGTAAATGTTGGAAACCCATAACATAATTGTACTGTATAATACGCTACATCACCATTACCTGTATCTAAACTACCAAATATGTTCTCAATGTCCACAGGACCACACGGTAATGCAAATATCTTTATTGTATCTGTATAACCTGTTGTTGGTGTTGAATAGGTTGTTCCTGACCAATTTAATTGTTGTTCAAAGTTTCCTATCAGTTCATTATTTTCATTATAGAATTTGAAATTAGCCCAATCCGCTTCCATATATTGTCTATCTGCCGTCAATCCGTTTAAGTAATATAATACATAATTTTCGTTGGATTGTATATATTGAATACGAGGTGCATCGGTCAAAAATCTTGAACTATCACTCATCTGTGGGGTATTAGGATAATCAATATAATACTGAGACATTGGTGACAAAGTTCTATATGTATCCAATGTTAATATTGTATTGTTCTCAACTACTGAACCTAATTCTTGGTCAAAGTTTGGTAAGATGTATTTATCTGTACCCATTTGGAATGACCCACCTAAGTAATCAAAATAATTACCTGTATTTGTAAAACCACTTGCTGTAAATCCTGTGCTGGTTGCACATATTGGAATTTGTGTATAATGGTTATAATCGTTAAAACTTGTCTCACCTGTATAAGTTATACCTGTAAGATATTGATAACGATATTTTATATTCGCTTTAATTGAATTTTTATATGGGTTATTTAAATTAATATGTTCCCAAGTTGAATACCAATCGTTCTTAAAATAGTATTGGTAATGTTCAGACTTAACATAGTTAGACAAATAATCATATGGTCTAATATGGAATTTATAGGTATATGTTGCACCTGATTGATTTACATCATAAGGTACAACATTCATATTACCAACTTGTCTATCGTCAGCAAATAACTGTACTTGTAATTCAAGTGAGGCGTTATATGTGTTACCTGTTAAAATAACTTCATATTCACCACCTCTTTGGTAAATCATATCTGTGGACCTTCTTAATTGTGAACTACTATTAAGTCCATTCGCGTATATTTGTGGGTATCCGAAACTCATATTATAATCCTTCTAATGCGTTTAATACATCATCATATAGTGCGTCTTCCATTAGTTCTAATATCCTGTTGTCTTTTAATATCTTATCATAAGATATTTCAACAAAGTTCTTTGGTTTGTTTTGATAACCAAATCTACCAATTGAACGAGCCACCACAAATGCTGTGTTTTTTATATTTTTTTCATTCTTGGGTAAAAATTTACCCGTTTTCATATCTCTAATCTTAAAACTCTTTTTATTCTTAATCCATTCTTGTATTGCACCGATATTTGCATATCCTCCACCACCATTTGGTTTTCTATCATTAGCCAACCAATATGCGTATGTATTATTTAATGGTTGATTGAATGCTTGGACTTGTATAACTTGTACACCTTGTTTGTTACCTTTTACAACAGCCTTAATAGAATTTCTTAAATTACCTGTTGCAACACGGCTGGTCAAACTCTTTTGGAAACGACCATATAAGTATACCTTGTCAGATAAACTTTCTTTTACAATCTCTTCCATTATAGGTGCTATTTTACTTAAATCCATATTACTGTTGTGTTATAGTTAATGTTCCGTATATCGGTTCATTAGTACCTGAGTATATTTTTATTTCTGCAACCAATGGTTGTCCAATAGAACCTGTAACAAGACCTTCAATTTCACCTGATATGGTTCCATTTAAATCACCTGTCAATGTCCCGTTTAAAATAGTTTTATAGTTATTTTCCATATATTATAAATTTGCGTCACAGTAATCAACCACTTGGTCAACTTCTGCGTCTGTTAATTGTCTATTAAAAATTAATAACCTATTTAAATAACCTGTAATAGATGGGTCAGTAAAAGATTGACAGTTACCAAATGTAAAATTACGGGTGTTATTAAATGTTGTTATTGCTGATGCGTTGTTAGTTACCGACATTGCCGGTTTAGTTTTGTTCACATACCATTGTGCGGTAATACCTGCTGCGGTTCCACCATTACAAGCTGCGGTATAAACATACCTTGCACCTCTTAGTGTTGTTGCAGTTGTGGATATTTGTTGTGATGAGCCAGGACACCTTGCTAAATAAAATGGGTTGTTTGTAAATAACACACCAATACCATTTGTATTTGCTGATTGTTTACCCCATAAGTTTTTATTTGTTGTAGATGTAATGTGCATATTAATAACTACAGTCCATCCACTTTGTGCATCCCATACACCATCAGAATTGATTTGAAACAATGTTTGTCTTGTTGTTCCTGTAAAAACTAATCCTGTTGCATTTTTTGTGTAACCACCTGCTGGTATACCACTTACTACTGCGGTAG